GCCCAGCCGAACACCGCGTGCGCGGTGACGATGCCATTCTGGAACGTCGTGTAGGGCGGCGCGATCAGCGGCGGGCTGATCCGCATCGTGCCGAGAATGCCCGGCAGCGCGTCCATCGGGGCGAGCTGGTTGCCCGCGATCCCGGCGCTGCTCAGCGCCTGGTCGCCGTTCTTGTTTTTCGGCGGCGGAGGGGCCAGCGCCGTCAGCGCCAGTTGCCCGGCGATGCCGATGCCGGCGGCGGCGAGCTGAGCCCCAAGGGCGCCGGGCGCGAAGGCCGCCCCGAGCACGGCAAGCCCGCCAGCCCCGACGAAGCCCGTGGCCGCGATGAGGCCGATGGCCGCGACGGTGGTCAGGATGTTCTTGGTGCTGCCGCCGCTGCCGCCGCCCATGGGCATGGCGCGCAGTTCGATGACCACCGGGCGTTCGAGCGTGCCGGTCTTCGGGCGCACCCGGCCCCAAGCTTCCGGCGGGATCACCTCGCCATTGATGGCGGCGACGCCGAAGGCCGGGAACCACTCCGGCACGCCGGGCGCATTGGCGATGATCTCGGCCAGCGTCTGGCCCGGCACGACATCGAATCGCGTCAGGCCGGCATCGAACGGATCGAAGCGGGCGGATACCGGGACCAGAGCGTTCATGCGAAAAACGGGTGCCTCTTGTAGCGCCTGATGCGCTCCGCAACGGAAGGGTGCGAGACCGGGATGCAGACGGACCCCGTCTCGGGCTCGATGTGCAAAAGCAGCGTCGGCGAGACGAGGATGCCCAAGTGCATGTCCGTTCCGCGCCATGCGCCGCCGATCTGGTAGTGCGAGCGCATCACGGCCACGTCGAAGTCCTGCAGGTCATCGACGGCGACATCGAGCCACGACGTCTCCGCCGTGGCGATGGCGTCACGGACGGCGGGCCCGTCCATGCTGCCGATCGTGTCGAAGGCCGGCAGAGCGAGGTCGCCGCGCTCGGCCATGACGAGGCGCACCAGACCGTAGCAGTCGAGCCCTGCCCGCGTGCGGCCTCGCTCCACGAACGGCAGGCCGACGTAGTGATCGATCCACCTCATGTGAACAGCGCCGGGAAGAGGCTGGGGATCACCCGGACATTCGGCCACGGCTCGGCGCCATAGGCCCGCTGCAGCAGGTCGCCCTCGACCGAGATCGGCGTGATCTGCACGTTGCGCAGCTCGAAGCGGGCGAAGCTTTTCTCGATCACGTCCGGCGTCGAGGCCAGCACCGCCTGGAACCGGACCTCGGCCGGCGCGCTTCCCGCGATCAGCATCAGCGCCGCGCCGATCCGCCTGTCGGTGTTGGCAACCTGGAGCCTCGCCCGCGGGGTTTCGTCGGTATCGGAGGCGAAGGTGACGGTGAACGGGAACGCCGTGAACGTCTGCCCGTCCGACACGATGTCGTGTCCGGTCTGGTTATTGCAGATGCGTAGAGGCTCGATCATCGGGTGCGTTATTGTCACCAGCACCAGCAGCGGATCGGTGGCCTCACGCGACAGCAGGGAGCGCATCGCATTGGTCGAGATCGGCATGGCCTAGGGCTCCCGCGCGACGGACAGCGACACGCGCCAGACATCGCCCGCGACATGCGAGAACGACGGCGGCCCCTGCCACGAATAGCTGACCAGCACCGGGCTGGTGGGATTCGCCCAGTCGCGCGCCATGAAGCCGGTGACGCCGTCGCTGCAATCATCCGCGAAGAAGCTGTCGAGGGCCGCACGCTGCGATCCGGTCAGCACCATCTCGGCCTCGTATAGCTTCCGGCTGGCGGTGTAGCGACGGCGGCGCACGGGCGAGCCGACATCGGGCCGGAACTCGGCCACGTTGGTTTCGGCGCGAGCGGTCATCCCGCCAGCAGCCGGGGCGACTGGCAGGGTCGGAGGCCATGTCGGCATGTCAGCGCCTCTGCGATTTGGGAGTGATGCCGTATTGAGCGGCGAGGATCGGCTTCATGGCCCGCGAAATCTCGCCCCGCACCGCGTCACGGATCAGCAGTTGCGGGTTGCCGTTGGCGTCCTGCGATGTCTCGACCTGCGCGCGGCTCTGGTTGATCACGGTGACGTTGACATCGCCCCGGCTTCCGAGCGTCTGCCCCGGCTTGGTGATGTCCACTCGTTCGTTCGGAGACTTGCGGAATGCGACCAGTTGGGAATCGATGCCGCCCGTGCCGCCGGGCAGGATGGTCCCGCCACTAGCGAACCCAAACAGGTTGCCGAATAGGTTGCCGAGAATGCCGCCGCTTTGGGATGGCGCGACACCGCCGCCGCTGAACAGGTTCGCGAAGGCGCTGTTCATGGCGAGGTTGGTCAGTTGCGACAGCAGCCCCCGTAGCGCGTCCTTGAGGTCGAAGGTTCCCTGGATGGCGTCATCGATCCACGACTGCATGGTCTGGCCGAGGGATTGCGCCATTTCCAGCCCGAGGTCTTCGGCAGCCTTGCCCGTCTCGCCGAACTGGTCCTGCAGTTGCTTGACGGCGCGGGCGTAGGTGTCGTGGTCGATCATGCCCTGGGCAAGCAGATCGTTCAGATTGCGTATCTCGAGTTGATAGCTTTCGAGTGGGGTCCGGGTGTCTTCCCACACGCGCTGGCCGGCGGCCTTGAGATTGTCTAGCGCCTTCGCTCCGGCATCAGCCGCCGGCTTGATCTTGGCAATGGTCTGAATGACGGGGGCATCCGTCTTTGCCGCGCCAGCCTTCCCGGCCAGTATATCCCCGAGCGTGCCCGGAAGCGACCCCTTTCCGGGCGCCCCCGTCCCGGCGTCGAGCGATGCCTTGAGCGATTGAAATTTCTTCTCGGCATCAGCCCACGCGGCGGACGCTTCCTCGCCAGCCCGCGCGAATGCATTGGAGGCGCCCGTCAGGTCGCCGGATGTCAGGGCGTCGAACGCCGCGCCGGTTGCATTGACATATGCGGCAAGCGTTTTCCAGATCGCAACGGATTCGTAGAGGAAGCCTAGACCCTGCTGAATTACCCAATTGAGGCCGTCCCATATCTGCTTGGCGATGTCGCCATTCTTGACCCAATCGACAAAGGATTCGCTGATGTCGGCCATGGCGGGAGACAGATTTGACGCCACGATGGTGGCGAGGCCGAGACCAGCCTCCTTCACGCGGGTAAGGTTGTCGTTGAACTTCTCGGCTTGCGCCGCCGCCTCCGGGGTGACCACGCCCCCGAACTTCAGCAACTCATCGCCGGAACTCTTGATAGCGTCCCGGCCGCCGTTCAGCAGTGGAATCAGATCGGCGCCCGACTTCCCGAGCATCGCCATGGAAAGTGCGGTTTTCTCAGCGCCATCCTTGTAGGTGGCGAACTTCGCGGCGACATCCGCAAGGATGTCGGAGGTCGGGCGGAGCTTTCCGTTCGCATCAACGGCGGAAATGCCCATGGCCTTGAGAGCCGCGCCAGCATCGTTACTGCCGCCTCCAGCGATCTCGGCCAGCGATTTCGAGAACCTCCCGATGGATACCTCTAGCTGTTCGAGGCTCACATCGGCCAGCTTGGCCGCATACTCCAGCTTCGACAACTCATCGACGGGCATGCCGATCTTCTGTGCGGCCTTGCCGAGTTCGTCCATATGGTTGATGGAGGACTTGAGCGCAGCGGTGACGGCACCGAGCGAGAGGCCAGCGACGGCACCCGCGGCGAAGCCCTTGATGGCAGCACCCAGTCCGGCCAGCGTCGATTGCGCCTTCTTGGCGCCGTTCTGGAATTCGGCAGAGTCCAGCCCGAGGTTCACCCTCAGTGCGCCAATGACGGCATTACCGGCCATTCACTTTCTCCAGATCAGCAGGGTCGCCGCCGAAGGCGAGGAACATGGATTTCATCATCGCCAATTGCACGTCTGGCGATTGCGGTTTCGACGGCTTCGGAGTTGCCTTCGCCGTCATCAGGTCTTTCAGCTTCGGCAGCTTCTTGACGCGGCCCAGCGCGGCGATGTGCCAGGCGAGCCATGCCCGCTCGTTCTGTTCCCGCGACAGCCGCTTGATGACGGCGGCCATTTCGCGGGCAACCTCCTTCGGCGTCAGGTGCCAGAACCGGCCGGGGTCCAGTCCCACCTCCACCCAGTCGGAATGGAGGCGGCCCCAGTCCCAGCCGACCCCGGCTACGGAGGGTTTTCGGCAGCGCCATCGTCAGGCGCGGGGAACGTCGCGGCGACCAGCCGGCCAACGGCCTCGACCGACGCCTTGACGCCGGCCTCGTCTATCAGGTCGCCGACATGCGCCAGCGTCAGGCCCGTGTGCGCGCCGGACAGCGCGGCCCACAGGATCGACCGCAGCAGGCGCGCGTCGATCTGCGATTGCTGGCCAGCCGCGAGGAATGCCCCGAGGGCTTCGGTGGCGGTGCGCTGCGTGATCGATTCCAGTTCACACAGCGCGTTGGTGGAGAGGCGGAGCGTGTAGACCTTGCCAGTGACGGTCCAGTCCACGGCTCCGCGATGCGGGTTGCCCATGCGTTACGCCAGCGTCGGCTTGCCGCTGACCTTGAAGGTCGCGGACAGGGACATCTTGTCATCGATGGGGAGTTGCGGCTCCCATGCCGTGACGATGGCGTTGAAGGTCATGGTGATGCCGGCCGGGTGCGTGATGCGGAACTGGCCGACGCCCGCGACCATGGCGGCGATGATGACATCGCTGACGGCCGGGACATAGTTCAGTTCAATCGACGCCTCGCCAGCGTCCATCAGGCCCGCGACATATTCGCGGAAGCTGTTGGGCGAGGCCATGTGCGTGGCGTCGATCGCATCGCGCGAATAGCTCGGCGGCGTGATGGATGTGACTTCCGCCACGTCCACATAGGCCGAACCGTTCCAGATGCTGAACTTCGAGCCGTAGCCGATTGCAGCGGAGGTTGCCATTGATCAGATCCTTTCGATTAGGCCGAAGTGCCGATGATGGTGACGTTGTAGGTGGCAGTGGCGCCAGCGGCGTTTGCCACCTTGAGGATGTCTGCCGTTGTCGCGGTCGGGGTCCACCCGGTCTGCGGCGCGAACAGCCAGATCATGCCGCCCGGTTGCAGCTGCAGGCTGTGGGTGCCCGCACCGAATGGCCCGACGAACGGGTTCGTTCCGTTGCCGATGGTGAGGTTCGTCGTATTGTTCGCCGAGGCCGCGAGGAATACCCCCTTGACCTTCGTGAAGCTGACCGTCACGCCGAACGGGTCGGTGAGCGCGGTGCCGACGAGATCGAGGTCTTCGGTCGCGCCGGAGGCCAGCGAACGCTGATCGGCGAAAATCTTGTCGACCTGGTTGACGCCGGTGCCGGACAGCAGTTCGGCATCGTAGCCCTTCGGAAGCTCCCACGCGGGAGTGGCGAAGTCGTTGCTGCCGGTCAGCAGCGCGTAGATGGACTGCGGGATCAGAGCGCGAAGGCCCATGTTCAAGTCTCCTTGTGCCAGATGAGGAAATCCATGGAGACGCGCGCCAGATCATCCGGCGTGTCCCCGTCTTCGAGGCCGTCGCGTTCCGAGTCGAGGAACACGCCGTCGAATGTCGTCGTGCCGGCCGTACCGCGAAACCCGGACAGCCGCACCTCGACGGCACGGGCTACCCCCTTGGTATTGGTATAGGTCAGCCCGCAGCAATCGATCTGCACCCGGCTCATGCGCAGGCCGGACGGTCCCGACATCTTCATGTCGCGCGGGCTGCCGATCAGCGTCAGCAGGACATAGGGCTTGGAAACGCCCTGCGGCGCCCGCACCCAATAGATGCGGCTGGCCACCAGCGCCGAGAGCGCCGTGGCCGACAGCAGGTATCCGGCCAGCGATTCTTCCATGTCAGGCTCCGGCCTCATGCGCCATCAGGGCTGCCATCGAGGCGCCGAACTTCACCTGCGCCGACTGGCGCTTGCTCCTGCCGAGGCGGCGGGCGGTTGCGATGATCTCGTTGCCCAGTTCCCGCTTCACGATGTCGAGCGCCTCGCCCTGCTTCGTGTCCCATGCCGGGCGCATGTAGGGGCGCGGGGCGATATTCCGCTTCACGGAACCGAACTCCATGACGATCCGCTTGATCGCCGCCGCCTTGGTCTTTGCCTTTTCCGGGCCGACGAAGGCCATGGCGAAGCTGCCCTCACCAGCCGATGCGCGGCGGGCCGCGATCATTGCGCCGCGCGCCTCCGACCGGGTGCCGCCGGCACGCATGACGGCGGCGAATTCCGCCTTTCCGACATTGTTGGCGATCCGCGTCGAGACGGCGAGGCTCCCCGCCAGCTCTCCGGTATCGCGCGGGGCCAGTGCGGTGGCCTCGTCGGCGATGGGCTGGCCCGCCTTGACCAAGGTCCGTTGCAGCGTGCGCTTTGCCGCTGCCTTCGGAAGCTGCGCTAGCGCGGCGTCGAGTTCCTTGAACCCGGTAGCCGTGACCGAGACCCTCATGGCGCCTCCGCCCGCGCCGTCGCGGTGATCTCGATGCCCTCGCGGCGGCCGATTTCCTTCACGCCGTTGATGTCGTATTCCCGGCCCTCGAACATGACGCGGTCCGTGGGGTCGATGGTCCGGGTCAGTTTCGACCAGCGGACGATAAAGCGGGACATCCGCGAGGCCAGCGTCTCGCCGGCCCGAAGGCGTTCGCCGTCCTGCACGGGCGTCACCTTGGCCCGCACCTCGGCTATCACCACCCAGGTGGCTACCTGCTCATTGAAGGCGTTCGCGGCAAGGCTCGCCCGCCGGATGCTGATCTTCCGGTAGAGTTCTCCGGCGAGGATCATGTCAGACCCCGCGGCGATGGTTGGAGAGAAGGTCCGCGACAAGGAGCGGCAGCGCCGTCACGATGTTGCCGACGTTGACGGCCTCGCGGTTCAGGTAATAGTGGCCCGCGAGGGCGAGAATCGCCTGCTGGACGTCCTCCGGCGCCGCCGAATATCCGATGTTCGCCGTAACCGTGATGCGCGATCCCGGCTGCGTGGCGGGCCACGACTGGTTGTATTTCAGGACAATCGCCGCCTCGACACCATCGGCGCGCCATTCATAGACTGCCGGAGAAATGATCTGGTCAGCACCTGAGGTGTCAACGTAGCCGATGGAGGAGACCAGCAAGACAGGACCTTCCGGGAGCCGGGCGAAGTCATTGAAACTATCGCACATCAACGTGACTGCGACTCGCTCCGCGAACCTTGTGGCACAGTATTTTTCGACGTGGGCGCGGGCCGCCTTTCCGGCGCGCACCAGCTTTTCATCGTCATCCGAAAAGTCTTCGGCGCTCACCTGACCCTTTATGGCCCCGATGGTCACCGGCTCGACAGCCGGTGCGGCAACTGTTGCCGTGTACCACATCAGCCGCGCCGCTCCCTCGCCGGCTTCGCGACGGCCTGTTCAGTGGCGACGGCCTCGACGGGAACGGCGTAACCGGCGTCAATCATGCGGATGGCTTCGGCGTCGGGGAAACGATCCGTGACGGTGCCAGCGTCGAGCGCGAAGTCCACGCCGGCGAATGAAACAAGCAACTTGATTTTCATGGTGGACAATCCTGTGTGAAAAGAGCGGGGCCGAAGCCCCGCCCCGCGTTCGATTAGGCGGTGATGAGGTGCTTCACGGCCGCGGACTGGCCGATCTCGCCGTCAAAGCGGATCAGGCCGGCGATGCCGAGGTCCGGCCAGAAGCGTTCACGCATGACGCCGACCACCGGGCCGCCGACCTTGCGGACGTAATACTTGCCGAAATCGCCGAACAGCACGACCTTCTTCGCCGTGGCGATGCTGTCCATGGCCTGGTTGACACTGTAGCGGTAGCCGAGCAGCGTCCCCGGCTGGCCGGAGGTCACGTCACCCATCTGCCACAGGTAGTTGCCCTGGCCATCCTTGAGCTTGCGGATTGCGGACAGCGTGCTGTCGTTGAACATGAACCGCGCCTTCGGAGACTGGCGATAGGCCGGGTCAACCGAATGCAGAAGGTCGATGATCTCGTCCGCCGTGATGGCCGTGGCGGAAGCGGCGGTCTTGCCGAGGGCGGAAGCGGCCACGATGCCATTCGGGGCGGATGACCCAGTTCCGGTCGTGAGCTGGACGTTGGCAATGCGCGCAAGACGCTCGCCCAGCAGATCGCCAAGAAGCTGCTCCATGGCGAAGATGCTGTCGGCACTGAGTTCCCACGACCACTTCACGAATGTCGTGTCGAACGCGAAGGCATCCAGCGACTTCTGGCCGAAGGTCACATCCTTGCTGCCGTCATCCGTCAGCGCGGTGTTTTCGGTGTGGGCAACCGCCGTCACCGCCGTGTCATCGGTGGTGGGGATCTTCATCGGATTGCCGGATGCCGTGGTGATCGTGGTGCAGATCGCCTCGTCATACATCGGCCCCCACGCCTTCATGGCGCGGTCGATGAAACCGGCGAGTTCGGTCGGGACCGTGTAGCCACCCGCGGTGTTGCTGGTGGTCTGCGCGCGGGCTTCGAACTTGGTGGCGCCCTGGCGAAGAACGGCACGCTCCTCCGGGGTCAACTCGTCCTGCAGGCCGCAGACGACCTTGGCGAAAACCATGCGATACTCAGGCGCGTCATCCTGAGCCTGGCCGCGGGCCTCGCCGTCGCCGGGAATCGGGCGCTGCTTGGCGCGGGCCTCTTCGGCGCGACGCTCGGCATCGGCCAACTTTTCCTCGCGCTTGATGGTGACTTCAATTTTGTCGAAGTCAGCCATGATCGCATCGTGACGGGCCTCGAGTTCCGCAGCGCGGCTCTCGTCGGTGTTCGACTTGATCTCTTCGAGGGCTTCGCGGGCCTGAGTGATCAGGCGGCCCCGCTTCTCGTGCAGTTCGGTGATGGACATAGATTTCTCCTGTTTTGCCCATGGTTGAAAAGGCCAAGAAGCGGGTGCTTCCGACCGACTCCGCTTGCGCGGGTGAAACTCAGATATTGCGGAACTTCTGCTCCTGCATTGCCTTGCGCTTCAGGCGGATCGCAGCGTTGTTGAAATTGCGGCGCTGCCGATCCTTGCGCGTTGCGGCGAGGGACCGGGCTGCGGCCTCCGTCTCCGGGTAAGCCGGGAACGTCACGACCGACACATCAAGCAGCTCGCCGACCTTCTCGATGATCCGCAGCGGCATGTCGCCCGTCTCGTCCCAAGTCTGGATGCCGCCTTCCATCGTGAAGGCAAACGACATCTGGTCAATGTCGCCACGCTGCATCTTGGTGATGAGGTCGCGGGCATCCTGCGTGTCGGGCGGATCGATCTCGACCTTGAGGCCGCGGTCGTCTTCCGTCAGCCGGAGCGTTCCGGACTTGGTGCGCCCGAGGACGTATTCCCCATCGTGGTTGAAGAGCGCCCGCACATCGGAACTCTTGAGGGCCTCGGTGAAGGCCCCTTTTGCGATCTTTTCCCGGAACCCCCAATCCTTGCCGCCGATCACCGTCTCTGTGTCGAATACCGCGGCATAGCCCGAGATCATGGGGGCGCCGCTTTCGCCACCCGCGCGCGTTTCGACTTTGAGCCCAGCCAGAAGACGGGTTTCTAGATTGTTCATTGTTGATTCCCCTGCGCAGGCGTCTGGCTGCCGAGCGGCAGCGTCGCGCCCTGGATGTGCAATTCATTGGCAACCGGGTTCTCGTGAGCCGGTCTGTTCTCTATCAGGCGCGCCTCGTTGGGCGTCAGAACCCCGCTCTGGATTGCCTGCGCGAGACCGGTCATGCGGCTGGCGAAGTCGCCGCGCAGCAATCCATCGAGGTTGTGCTCGACATAGCGATTATTGTTCATGCGCCCGAATATCTTCAGATTCATCTCGCCTTCCAGCGCGGCAGCCCACTGGCCGACGAGGTGCTTGACGAAGAACAGGTCTTGCTGCTCGCTGTTCGAGAATGTTCCATGCGTGAGGTCCTGCAGGAAGACGGGCGGCATCTGGTAGACTCGCGCGATCTCCTCGATCTGGAACCGGCGGGCCTCCACCATCTGCCCCTTGTCGGGATCGATCCCGACCGGCTTCAGTTCGTGGCCGGGCGGCATGGGGAAGATCGGCCTGTCACTCGACTTCGCGTTGTCAATCGCTCTATGAATATCAGCCATCGCGCGCTTCATCGCTTCTGCGCCCTGCGGCGTAGGACCGATCACGACAAGAGGGGGAATGCCACCGCCAGCGAAGAACCCGGATGCGTAATCATTCATCGCCAAAGCCAACTGGATCGCCTTTTCCGCCAGCGCGATCGGCCCGTAGTGCCTCAGCATGTCGTGCTGAAGCATGAAGGCGATGTCGATTACATCTGATGCCGGATATTCCCGACCGTCCATACCGTAGATCACGCGCCCGTTCACGCGCTTGATGGTCGTGCGCGTCGGGTCCATGGGCCAGATGGCTTCGATGTTGGCCCCTGCGCGCTCGATCCACGCGAGCCCCCGACCTCCCGTGAATACCTGTTGCCAGAAATATGACCGGAACTTCACCGCGTCCATATCCGGATTGGGATTTTCGTGGAGGACGATCGCGATTTTCCCGGTGAGACGCTCCGGGCCGGTGTCGGTGCGCTTGTATGCGTGGAGCGGCAACGCCGACAACGTCCGCGACAGGAACGCGACGGCAGATTGAATTGCCGGAACCTTGAGCGCGTTGTCGATGGTGACGGCCGGAATGTTGCCGTTTGAAATTCCGAAGAAGCGCATGAAGCCGTCGGCGGAAACCGGGATTGCCGGATTCTCGATGCTGCGGGCTTCTGCCGCCGGGCGGATTCGTCCGAAAAAGTCCAGAAGTCTCATCAAGCCACCAGCGAAAAATTCGGATCGTCCCAAGGAGACGTGGCCTCACCGCCACCCTGCAGGTCGCGGGCCTTGAGGCCGATTGCCATTGCTGCGGCCACCGCACCGTCGATGCGGAACCGCGTCTTCGATTTGTCCAGCTTCCTGTTGCCTGCCGGATCGGTGATCGCCACCGCGTTCGAGAAGCAAAACCCCAGCACCGGATTGCCGTCATGGGCGAACCGGCGCTCGATCACCGACACCTCAAGCGCGTCGATGGCGGGCGCCATGTCCCTGAACCCCTGCCCGAACGGCACCAGCCTGAGACCGCCCCCGGCCTTGTCCTTGCCCTCGACGAAGGACTGCATCCCCACTCCGTCAAGCTCGCGCATCAGGTACTCGATGCGCCAGCGGTCATAGGCGAGGCCCCGGACCTCGTAGTCCCCGGCGATCTCGGCAATGGCGCGGGCGACAAACCCGAAGTCGATGGCCCGCCCCGGAGGGGTTGCGATCCATCCCTCCCGTGCCCACTGGCCGTAGGCCGCGCGGTCGCGATGCTCGTGATCGCGCACCAGATCGCCCGGCTTCCAGAACCACGCCTTCACGCGGTCCCCGTCTTCCGCGCTGACCGCCACCAGCGCCGTGAGGTCGGTCGTCGATGACAGGTCGAGACCGAGATAGACCGGCTCGCCGTGCTTCAGCGTCTCGTCCACTTGGCAGGCGGTCCATTCCGAGCGGGCTATCAGCGGCGACTGCGCGTCAACCCGCTGGTTGAGATACAGGTTGCGGAACGACGCCTCGAAGCTCGGCATGCGCGCCGCCCGGTTCGCCTGCGTCCGCATGTCCTCAAGGCTGCGGAAATCGCCGAGCGCCGGGTTCGCCAGCTTCCAGACCTTCTCGTCGAACACGTCATCGGTGTCGTCCGGCACCGCGTAGAGGTGCGTGACCGTCGTCGGATCGCTGCTCCGCAACCCGTCGTCGATCATCTGCGACAGGATGTGCTGCGGGTCGTTCGATTGGGTCGAGATGACGACCAGCAGCGGCTCCGCCCGGGCACCCATCGCGGTGTCGAGGACGTCGTAGAGATCCCTGTTCCTCGCCTGCGCCAGTTCGTCGTAGATGACAACGGACGGGTTGAGCCCGTGCTTCGAGCCCGCCTCGGCCGAGATCGCCCGGTAGAAGCTGCCGTTGCCGCGGCAGACAATCGTCTTTGTGGACGGCACCACGGTGAGAAGCGCCGAAAGCTCCGGATCGGCCTCCACGATCTGCCTCGCCACCTTGAAGATGATGGCCGCCTGCTCGCGCTCCGTGGCGGCGCTGTAGATTTCTCCGTTCTGGATCGCCTCCGGTCCGACAAGGTGGGCGATGCACAGCGCCGCGATCAGCGCCGACTTGCCGTTCTTGCGCGCCACCGACAGCACCGCGCGCCGCACCTTCCGCCGCCCGTTCGGCGTCACCGGGTCATAGACGTCCCTGACAAACCGCCTCTGCCAGTCCCGCAGCCGGAACGGGCCGCCCTGCCCCTCGCCAGACGGGATCGTCAGGCACTCGATGAAGGCGATGATCCGGTCCGATCTTGTGGCTCCGCGCTTCTTCCTAGCTTTCCTGCCCACCGATGAGCCCGTGGAACTTGCTACCGGCGCCGCCCGGCGGCTGCGCGGATATTCTTGCTCGAGCACTCGGCGTCATCCCAAATTCGGCCGCATATCGCACCATGTCTGAAGCCGCCTTGTTGGCGGTTCCAATCAACGGGTTCTGGATCGCGTTGCCGTTCGTCGTCTTGATCATCAGGCCGCGCGTAAGCTGGTCCCGGGCGGCCATCTGGTTGATTGCGTCCGTCGCCTGCTTCCAGGTGGAATAGGACTGGCAATAGGCGGCGAGCGCCGCCCGGTCCACGACGGTCAGCAGGCCGAGGTTGTAGAGTTCGGCAGAAACCCGCCGCCACTCGTCCTGCCCCTCCGCCGAGAGGAACGCCGGCGGCGCGTGAAGCTCCGGCATCGGCGCCGCGAGACCGGACGCTATTTTGCGCTTGCCGGGATTCCCCTCGATCAGCTTGAGGTGGGTCGGCTTCGGCTTACGCCCGCGCATGGATCAGTTCCTCGAATGTGCGGCCATCGCCTTCTAGCGTTGCCTTCTGGCCGGTGAAGTCCTGCCAGCGTTTTACTGCCACATCGACGTAAACCGGATCGAGTTCCATCCCGAAGCAATGCCGTCCTGTCTTTTCTGCTGCTATGATCTGAGTACCGGAACCACAGAAAGGTTCAAAGACGACATCGCCAGATTTTGAGTATGCCCCGAAAACTTCCTCCACTAGTGCGACAGGGAAAACGGCCGGATGAGCCTTCTCAATTCCCCTTGCCTTATGTCGCATCACTCTGAAAACGCTATCAGCAATCTTTTTGTCTTGTACTGCCTTGCCGGCATGGGAGTATCCTGTGACAGTACCGTCCTTTGCGCGGAGACCGGAGCCGTGGTTTTTATGGCCTGCCCACTTGCTTTCTTTGGTCTTGTTCGCCTTTTTCGATTCCCGGTTGAAGTGAAAGATGAACTCGTGAGACGGCGCAAGACGTCCATTCCAGTCACCCGGCAAACCTGGTCCTTGGTCCCAAACATACCAACCGAAGCGGCGCCAGCCAGATGCGCGCATCCATTCGATCCATTTCTCCCAATACGGAATCCACTCGCCTTCCCGATGGACCAGACCAAGGTTGACTAGCAGTTGCGCGCCGTCCTTCACGGGTGCCACAGAGAAAACACCCTCCATCAGAGCATCCCACTGGCCGATTTTATCCTTGGCAGCGCCATAGTCACGCTGTTGCGCGTAGGGCGGGGAAGTAAACAGCAAATCGGCTCGTTCGCCGCTCATCAGTTTGTCGATTGCATCCACTGCCATGCTGTCACCACACATCACGCGATGATTACCCAGCAGCCACACATCGCCAGGGATAGTAACTGGCGTGACCGGTTTTTCCGGCACCTCGTCGGGATCGGTTAGGCCCTCCGTCTTGTCGGCCGTCAGTTTGGCAAGCTCGTCCTCGCTAAACCCGATCAGGTCCACGTCGAACCCGGCGCCAGCGAGGTCGCCCAATTCCAGCGCCAGCATCTCCATGTCCCAGCCGGCATTGAGCGCCAGCTTGTTGTCGGCCAG